ACCGCTTCGAGGGAAATTTCCGGCGTTATCTGCGCAGGCGCAGGAACTTTCAGTACCCGCCCGGACTTCAGCAAATCGTACTTTTTGTCTTCGTCCATCGGGTGTTCCAGTTCCAGCTCGTAGACGCCGCCCTGCTCTTCCCGCACCAAACAAGAGGCCGGGCGAAGTTCGCCCAGCCCCATTGTCCCAAAATCCTCAAACCCATTCTCATAAATTAGTATCACAGGTACCTCCACCGGGGCGTGATAACCACGCTGGTTACCGTGCCCGTCCAGCTTACGGCGTTATTGCCAACAGCCAATACCGGCCAGCTGCCGCTGATCTGCGCAGATGCGTTAACAAGCAGCGTATTATCCAGCGCCATGCCGGCGTCCGTGTCCAGTGTGATGGATGTAGATATGCCCGTAATGTTCGTTACGGTTGCCCCCACCGTCAGCACAACATCGCCGGTCCCAACCACTTTTATCAGTGGGCGGGATGGCACATGGCCGATGTTATTGACGACCGTTCCGGATACAGTCACCGTTATGTTGCTTTCCGTCGTAGCGGCTTTTTTAAGCGGTTGTACCTTAAACGGGACAACAAACCGTTGGTGCGGCCGGCCGCGCATAATCTTTTCAAATGGGATCTGATAGGCAATCCGCGCCTCGTACGCATAGGTCGATTCGTTATCAAATATAACGTCGCCGCTTCCAGTCAGCCACGCAACCGCCGCTGCCAGTTTGGTCGGGTCTGCGATATAGCAGATACAGTCTTTCGTGTAGGAATTGTAGGTCGTTTCATCCTGCGACAGGTACACTTCCCCGCTTCTTCCGGGGATCGGCACGCTCTCCAGTCTTTGTTCCGGCCGCACAATTGGCGGGTACTCGCTGACAACGATGTATTTAGTGGACGCCTTTGTGCCTTTCCATGTAAAATCGCTCATGCCTTACCTCCTTTGCCGTACCCCCTGTTCATGCGGTTCAGCGCGTCCGTTAGCCCGCGCTGGATGCCATAAATGCCCGTTCCGGCCACGGAGGAACCGGCGTTGACCGTTACGTTGTTATTAACCACAGTGCTGCCGGATGTGCCAACAACGCCGCCCGCACCGCCAACGCCCGGCACGTTGAAATGAAGACCGGCGTTGAATGCGTTGGATATCAGGGCCGCCTGTGCCGCCGCTTCGATTGCCAGTGTAGCGCCCAGCTTTTGCAGGTTTAATTTTGCAGATGGAATCGCGTCCGTGATCGGGTCCGCAAGGCCGGGGGTCAGTGTCGTTCCAAAAGACTGTCCGGCCGATTCCCCAAGTTTGGAAAAATCCATTAACTCCACCCAGCCGTCAAACACCCCCTGCGTTTGCGTCAAGTCGAGCATGGTTGATGCGTTCGGATCATTTATAATCGCATTCCACAGGGCATTAAGAACCGATTCACCCTCAACACCCTTTACGGACTCCGTAAGACTTTCCGCAACGGCTTGTTTCAGCTCGACGGCGTTAGCGTATGACGGGCGCATGTAAGCGTTCCCGAAGAACCGTTCCATTATTTCGCTGGTCAGGATTGCTCCGAAGTCAACGTCGTTTCCAAGTTCTGATTGTTCGATGGCGTTTGTCACAGCGGCAAACAAGTCGTAGTCTTTAGACGCCTGTTCAAGCGATGTTTTTAATTCTGGGCTGTCGATCATGCCTGCGAACAGCTTTCCGATAATATCGGAATAAGCGGCACGCTCCGCCATAATTGCCGCGTCCCATTCAGCCTGTTTTGCGGTTCGTTTTTCTTCAAGCTTTCCTGCAAGCGATGTATCGCCCGCTCCAACGGCAGCCACAATCTGATTGTTCAAATCGTCGATGAATGCCGAATATTTACCGGACGTTTCCGCCACAACCTGTTCAGACCGAGCCGTTTCGTACCCGAACGCCTGCCCAAACATGGCGTTGGTTCCGTACCCTGCTTGCACAGCGGCAGATACACCGGCGTTCTTTGTACCTTCATCGCCGCTCAGCATGTTTGCCTTATTCCGCATTTCATTAATCGCGGCCATTGTTTCGTTGTAAGATGTTTCGTCGATTTTAAACTCGATGTTTTTTAGCGACTCCTTGATGCTTTGCGTCTCGTTATCCAGCGATGTAATCGCCACAACCAATAGCGCCACAGCGCCACCGGCAGCGATACCCCAAAGCGCCTGGCTGCTCATCAACCCCTGCAGCGTCCCGGTGCTCATCTTCGCCTTGCCTATTGCTGTGGTTATTTTTCCAACGGTTTCAATAACCGATCCTAACCCGACCATCAGCGGCCCGCCAACGACAAGACCAGCAGCCGCGCCCAGAATCCAGTTCTGCGTTCCCTCATCCAATTCGGAGAATTTGGTTAGCAGGTCAGTGACTTTCGTCATGATGTCCTGTATCGGGTCTACCAGATTTTCGCCCACATCGGCAGATGCGTTTTCCATGCGGTTCAACTGCACACGCTGATACGATTCGGCTGTGCCGTAGCGCTTCGCCGCTTCCTCTGACAGCGCGGTATTGGCCGCGTACGCCTCTTTCGATATGTTCAACGCGGTTCTGAATAGGTCGGGGTTCGTGGCGGCTGCTGCCGCAAGATTGGACAGGCGGATTTCTTTAAATCCGTTTTCTTGCAGCCATGTCAAAGCGCCAAAATCTTTCGTTTCGTCCAGTTGTCCCAGCGCGTCGAAGAAATCGATGATAGTGCCGCCTGCGTCACCTTTGAACGCGCTGGCAAACTGGGCACCGTCCATATTCATTATTTCGGAAAACCTGTTCATTCCACCGTCTGCCGCTGCCAGCGTCATCATTTTCATTAGTTTGCCCGCAGCGGATCCACCCGCTTCCGCTTCGATACCAACGCTGGTAAAACCGGCCGCAAGCGCTAAAATGGATTCATTCGACAGCCCTGCCAATTCTCCTGTGGACGCCATGCGCTGGGCCATCTGCATGATTTCGCCCTCAGTGGCGTTCATTCGGTTGCCCAATTCGGTTAAAGCCGAAGCGGTACGTTCAATGTTTGCAAAATCTCCTTGATCTGTTACGTTTAGGAATTTTGCAAGCGAAACAGCGCCGGTTGATGCATCCAGATCATCCGCTGTTTCCGACAGCATGGCGACGGACTGAACGAACTCGACCACCTGATCCGCGCCGACACCAAGCGAACCGGCCTGCCCGGCCAGTTCCATCAGTTCGGTGAACGAAACCGGCCCGGTGCTTGACATGTCTTTAAATGCTTGCGTGATATCCGCATATTTTGTTGTGTCCGTCTCGTCGATGGTTTTCTGCATTGATACTGTCGCGCTTTCGTAATCCAGCGCGCTTTTGTACGCCTTGCCGCCAAGCGCCGCTAAAGGCGCGCTGACATACAGCGACAATGAGCGCCCCATTGTCCGCATGGATTTCCCGAAGTTGGTCGCCAGCGAGCCGAATTTTATCAGACTGGCTGCGCTGAGCTGGTTCTTCAGTGCAAGGGCTTTCGCTTCCGCTGTGGTTAGCTGCGTTTCCAGTGTGCTCAGGTTTTTGGCAGCCATCAGTTTCTGGGCGTCCGTATCGGCACCGCTTAGTTCAGCCCGCGCTTTTTCGGCCGCGGCTTTTAAATTCTCAACGGCCTTCTGCTGCAGGGACAGCTTTTCTTCCAGCTTTGATTTCCCGGCTTTATCGCTCCCGCCCATCGCCTTGACTTCCGCATCGATGTTCTTGATTTGACGGCTGATTTCAGCGGCAGTTTTTTTAAAATTGCCCGCGTCCATCGTCATTTTAACGACCATGCTTCTTGTTGTTTCGGCCACCTATTCCACCTCCAAATCAAAGAACATCGTCGATGTATTTATCTTCCGTTGTATCGTCGCTGTTTGCCCGCCACGCCAAAACCTTCATGTACCCAATGGCGTCCATCTGGTCTATTTCTTCCGGGAAACGGCCTTTTTCGCAAAAATGCCAGTAAATCTGGAACATAAACGATTCCAGAATGTCTTCTGCGTTATCTGTTTTTTTTTACTTTCCGATTCGGTCGGGAACGCCTTCAACACTTCCGTTACCTGCGCGTTGACAGACGCCAATGCAAGACCGATGTCGGTAATGATCTTGTCGCATGGGTAGTTGTCGTAAACATCGTCGGCGGTAAATTGATTGCCGCACAGCACCACAAACCAGCTGATAAGCGTGTCCATGTCCTTTTTCATATCGACGGTTTCAGGCGTTTCCGTCCACCGTTTTAAAACCGCCTGCGCGCCTCCGATCTCTCGAAGCGTCCGGGGGGTGACTTTATCGACCTTGTATTTTTTATCTCCCAACGTGACTGTAAACATTTTTCCTCCTAAGAATGGGGCGGGTTTCCCCGCCCCGTGCTGTTATACCGGCAGTACGCCGTCGTAAACCTCCGCGAAGAACTTCGTCGCGATGTCCACACCGACGCCCGCGTCTTCTTCGTTCATCTCGTATTTGTACAGGTTGTCTTTCGTGCGCTTGATGAATTTGAATTCGATCTTGTCGTTCTGCCGGTTGATCTTCGGCCCTTCTTTCGTTCCGTATTCCTCGCTCATGGGTTTCGCGCGGCCCTTCAGCAGCCAGACATAGCGGTCTTTGCCGTTCCGCTTCGCAGATTTAAAGCCCATGGCGAAATATGGCGGCGTGGCACCGGCCACTTCGATAACGACGCCGTTATCATCCACAAGATTACCCAAAAGCTTAGCTTGCAGGGTCAGCGGAAGCTCCCTCGCTTCCAGCGACCCCGTAAGTTCGCTGTCGGTAAACAGCACGTCGACTTCATCATCATTTCCGTACAGCACATCAGGATCCGTGTTATCGTGCTTTACCTGAAGGTCAATCGCATCAATCGTTTCCGTTTCAGCGGCGGCCGCGTAGGTCAGCGTGGATGCAGTGTCAGCGGTCTGCTCCCAAAATATTACGTCACGCAGGCCGACCCTCGAATAAGTTACTGCCATTTATTTCCCCTCCCTTACGGCGTAAATGTCGGTTCGTAAACGCCCGTGAAAAACGCGGCGGCATTGGGGCCGCCTGCGGTATCCGAATCAACCTTCGCCGAAACGTATTTGTCGTACGTTCGCTTGATTGACGTGATTTTCAGGCTGTCCGTCTGCCGCGTTACTTTGGTTCCTTCCTTGGTGTGGTAGGTCTGATCCAGCGGTGTTGCGCGGCACTTGTACTGCCACACCCACCGGTCTGTTCCGTCCCGTTTAGCGGCTTTAAAGCCCAGCGCGAAATACACAGGCGTCTTTCCGCTTTCAAACGAGTAAACGCCGTTCGCGTCCTTTACCGCTTGCGCAAACATTTTCTGCTGCAGCGCAAGCGGGATTTCTTTGGATTCCAGCGTGATATCGATCTCCGGATCGGGGTAAAGCACGTCCGATTCAATGTCTTCCGCGTACTGTGGATCCGGGTCTCCGCCCTTCCGGGATATACTAACTTTAATCGATTCCAGCACGCTGGTGCTTTCCATCGTGTAGGCGGCAGGAACCGCTACGGTGTCGGTCCCTGTATTCAGCCAGGCGAATTTTATGTCGCGCAGGCCGATCTTTGAGGATTTTCCCATGTTGTCAGTCCTTTCATAGTTTCTTGTCGTCGATTACGGCCTGTTTGACCGCGTCCCACGCTTCATCTTTTTTCAGGTCAAACGCGGGCTGAATAAACGGGTGCGGGTCGGCGGGATGCGGCCCCATATGCCCGTGCTCAACAAAGGCCGGATAGTATTCTCCGTCCTTATCGGTCAAGTCAATATCTTTTCGGTGGATACCCACCGTAATGGTGCGCCCGAGCTTGGTGTTGCGGGCTTCGCCAACCTTAATCGCGGCTTTCAGGCGGCCGGTTTTCCCGACCGGCGCCCTTGTTTTCATCTCTTCGCAGATAATCTCAGCACCTTTTGCCAAATACCCGTCGACATCGGTGTCGGATGGTATCATGCGCTCGATGTCTTCCAAAAGCACCGTTGCTCCACTCAACGTGATTCCCATCAGATCACCTCCGTGTACTGGAACGTGTTGGTCAGGTGATAGTCGCGCAGTTCGGTCACGCTCATTGTTTCCTGCCCGACATCGTCCCAACCCATTTCCTCAAATCCGGCCGTTTTCATCAAGGCGCTGACAGTCACGGCGATTGTGTACGGGTCCGTTTCGCTGTAGATATTCAGATAAACAAAATACTCGCGCTCAGCGACCTCGTCATCCGCGTGGGACGATTCTTTGCAGGCCGTCTGGAATACGATATAAGCAGCGGGAGGAATTGAGCCCCCACGCCATTTAACCCAATATACCGGGCAGCCGCATGATGCCAGCGCCGTTACAATCGTGCTCCTTATGTCCACGTCATCACCGCCTCGCGCAGGTCAGCTCGACCCGTCCCAGCCCGATCTGATAAGCCCGTTTAACCTCGTATCTTATGCCGTTGTGTTCAACGCGCATTTGATCGGCGTAATCGTCCGCGTTGATCACAAACGTCACGTCTGCCCGCATTCCGGCCGCGTTTGCGGCGTAGTATTCCTGCCGCTTTACGCTTTTTTTATCGGCGAATACGGTTGTGACTGTGTCCGTTTCGACCGAGATGCCAACGGAATTTGCGGTCGTTACGGTGCCGATCAGTTTCAGCTCTTCGTTCATTCTCATACAGCCACCATCACCACGGAAACGGAAGAACTTGCCGTTACATCCAGATCAACCGTCTGCGTTGTGTAGCCATCAGCCTCAACCGTGTACTCCTGATTCACGCCGGCCGAAACATAGTAAAAAACCGCTGTTCCGGCTGCTCCGGTTTCCAACGATTCCCCGTTGAATGTGATTTCCGCGTCCGGCAATGGAACACCAGCGGCCGTTACTGTGAATGTGATTGTGTAGTACATGTAATCCCGGCTTTTCCGTAGTTCGTCCGCTTTCATTGCGTATTCTTCATAGCACCTTTCTGCTATGATCGGATCAGCCTCCCATCTCCAACGCGCGTAACGCTTGACCGCGTCGAGAATGTTTACATCTGTTTCGCTTGCAGTAATTGTGGAAGGAAGGCCGAGCCGAACGAGATCGGCCCGGCACTCTTCCACAGTATCAACCAGTTCCGCTTCGAGATTGGCGCTCATGATGCTGCTGCGCCGTATCGCCGTTCGAATTTTAGTCAGGTACGCCGCTCCAACAGCCATTTATTGCGCCCTCCTTTTTATACCAGGATGTACAGATCCAGATCGGACGCGCCGTTTGGCGTGCCGTTCAGCGCGATCACGTTTTTCTCGATTTCGTCGTCGTCCGGAGTGACAGTGCCGGTATCGGCCGATTTGTTAAACAGTTTCACGATGACCTGTTCATCTGCGTACAGCATGTACGGGATACCGATTTTGGTTCCCCATCCAACGCTGATTTCATCGCACACGCCGGTCACGGTGTTTGCGGTGATCGCGCCGATTTCCAGCCCAGTGTCTCCGATGGTCTTGACAACCAGGTCAATTGTCGCGTCCTGATTATCATTGATCAGTCGTTCAAGCGTCAGGTTGGCGCTGGAATTAGCTGCAAGGAAGTACAGGCTTAGCAGCGGATCGGCGTTGATGGTAGTCTTGATTTTAGCGGCCGCCGTGGTAGTCGATAAAACGTCACCGGCCGCAAGCACAACGCTGAAGTCATAAGGCGATTCATCGCCCAGACACGCGGCGGTCAGTGTCAGTACCGCCGTTCCTGCGCCTGTCGCAGCGGTTATGGCCGATGTGGTTTTTTGTTTTGCTCCGGTGTTATCTTCCACAGGCAGATCGATCGCAGAAACAGATGCAAACGCCAGATTTCCGGCTACGGTAGTGCCCGCGTTGGATGTCAGTTCCTCTGTGATTGCCGCGCCCGCGAAGTTGGTGCCGTAGATTTTTACCTTGTTGTTTTGTCCGCTGTTAACGCCATCAATCTGCACGTTTCGTGGGCAATCCGGGATTCCGTCATCCGGAATAACACCAGCCTGCGCGGCCGCAGACAGTTTTGTAAACGCCAGGATATTCACGGTGGATGCAGCCGCCAAATCAGCGCCGTCAACGTGGTAATGCGCGAGAAAAGCGCGATCCGTGGAAGTGTTGCCTGCATCTGTTTTAATGGTTCCGATATTTGGGTTAAATGGTACTCTTGCCATTTTGTTTCCTTTCAAAAAGGGGCGGCATAAGATAGCTGCCGCCCCTGTCGCTTAGGTTATCCGATTGTTGTCAGGTTGTTATCAGGTCCTCTTCACGCGCAGGAAACCGTTTTTCGCAACCACGTTGCCGCCGACAAACACGGAACCACGCAGGCAAATCATGCCGGTCGAGAACTTGAAATCGTCCGAACGGCGAATATCCATCTGACTGAACACGGTCAACAGATAGTTGGACAGCGGGCCGTATGCCATCGCATACTGGCCGGTAGTCGTCGCCGGATCGCTGATCGCCTCGCATACGCTGTTTAGTACGTACGGGACGCCGTTGATGGTTCCGGTATTTCCGTTGGTGTTGATTTCGTAGATTTTCCGGCCATTGGAATCCCGGAGCAAAGCAAAGGCTTTCAGGTCAGTTTTGTGCAGGATCAGCACGGCAGGATCTTCCACGTCCTCACTACCGCCAAAGGAATAGACAATCTCGTCCAGGGTATTTTCGTCGATGGCGGCAAAGTCGATGTCTGTCGTCGCGTCGATACCGGCGACACCCGCGTCAAAGATGCCCTGCAGGTGGTTTGTTTCGCCGTCTCCAATCAGGATTTCGCGGCTGATTTTCTTGCGCATCGACAGCGGGATGCCCTTCATGATTTCGGCGGCGTAGTCAGCGGCAGGAAGCTTCTGAAGTTCCTCGGTGAATTCCGCATAGGCAGTTACCTTGGCTTTTGCGATGGTCGCAGATCCGAAGGTCGGCTCTGCGGATGCGTATGCCAGATTTTCTGCCTTGTAATCGCCGGTGCCGTATCCGTCAATATAGGGCTGCTCGAAAGATTCGCCGCCGGGCAGATCCATATGGCGGACGCGGTCAATCAGGGTGGAAAGCTCGTTGAACGTCGGCGTGATGGTAGTCGCCTGATGTTCCTTTAGCAGCACGCCGGTTGCTGTTACCAGGACGGACCGGCCCTGAATCAGCTCACGGCCGCGCTTTTCCATGTCGTTTTCCTTTTCAGGCTTCTCGACCTCGCGCTTTTCGCCAAGTTTTCCGGCCATATCCAGGCGGGTGCGGATCTCCTGCTCCTCAGTGAGCAGCTTGTCGGTTTCCTCGCTCAGGGAACGCAGCTTTTCAGCATCGGCTTTTTCCATTTCGGTGCGAATCGCGCCTTTGCGCTCAGCAATCTCGTTAAGACGTTTGATGTTCATATGATTCTCCTTATTTTTTTCCGGTCAGTGTTAGTTCAGCTTCAGTTTCAGTTCCAGCCTCATGCGCGTAAGCGAGTTATCCAACTCCTGCTGACGTTCCCGAGCATCCGCCTCCGCGTCAGCCATTCGCGCAGAAATACTGGTATCGTTATAAGCAGGGATAGAAACAGCAGACACGTCGTACAACCGCTTTATCCGTTGTACTGTCCACATATGTTCATTCCTGTCGAACGATTCTTCCGCTATGGAAAACGCGAAGCTCATTTTGTCAATGTAACCTCCGCGTATTTCCTCATACAGTTTTCGGCCCTCTTCCGTTCCGTCGAGCCGCGCCCTGATGAAAAGGCCTTGTTCGTCAGCGAAAAGCTGCAGGGTTTTGTTCCGCGTACGCGCCATCACTTTGCCTTGATGGTTGTAATTCATAAAACAATCATCCATCTTAGCGTTTGCAAACGCAGACCTTGCAATCTGTTCTTTGTATTCGATGCCGCCTTTCTCAAATAAAACCGTTGGCGAATCAAACCTTGCGGCGTACCCTTCCACCCATTTTTCATCGATCGGTGTATCCGGTTCGAGCACCCGCGCCTGTATCTCAAACTGCCGTTCAGTCAACTTGCTTCTGTCCATCATTTTCGCCTTTCTGGTTGTCTGCCGTCTGGTTATCTTCTGGTTTATCTTCTCCGGTCTGATACTTGCTTTGGTCTGTCGATTTAACGTAATTCAGTGACACCATGCGCTCATCACCGCCTTCAACCGGCGCGAATCCAAACAGTTCGCGCTGTTCGTTTACAGTAAAAAGCCCGTTTTCACGGGCAGTCTCCAGCAGCTTGATTTTTGTGTCCACACTGGCGTGGATCAGCGTTGACGTATTGAATATGATCCGGTTCCCGTGATTGCGCTCCGTCGGGGTGAAAAAACCGTTTGTGAACGCCTGACTTGCTTGAATCAGCGGCGGTTCAACAGCTCCGTCAAAACTCGCCTGGAACTGCGTATCCGTATAGTCGCCGGTCACAAACGCATCGGAAACGTGCCAGTACCGATGCAGGTTTTTCTTGATTTCCAGCATCTGCGGCGCTCCGATTGTCATGGTCTGTGCGGTCAGCGGCGCGTATTCTTCCATCGCGTCAATCGCCACAATGCCGCCGGATTTCGCAGCGGCAGCGAACTGATCCGCAAATGTATCGGCTATCCCTTTTTTGTCTCCGGGTGAAAGCATTGACTTCTTTGATTTAAAAATTCCGCGCACCTTGTTTGAAACGGAAACGGCTTCCTTAAATCCCTCATCTCCCGCCTTGATAACATCCAGTGTATTTTCAAGCGGGCTGTTTCCGTCGCCCATGATTTCGCCGTTGCCGAACATTTTGCGCAGAACGATCAGATCATCCAGCGGCACGGTGGTTTGGTCTCCATCATGCCAGGTAATCTCCGCGTAATAATTTCCGCCGTCCCGAAACACTTTGACGGAACTGTAATCTACCGGAAGCAGCATCTCAGGATTAACGCCGTTCCACCGCACATAGCAAAATGACGTAGTGTACTGTAAAAGTTGACTAAACAGCCTGTACTTCAGATCATAGCCTGTCATCATCGGATTCGGCTGGGAATTCAACAGTTTGGCATAGGGCGAATTGTGTTTAATCTCTTTGATTCGTCCCTGCGCGTCCACAACAACATGCATGGCGTCCGCTTTTGCCGCGTGGCTCGCAATCGCGTCGATAATTCCGCGGACCAGCTCATGCTCATACGCTTCTCCGTCAAACGAGGTGACGCTGCCCGTTACGAACGGATAGGCCATCCGCACCCGCTCGCGCTTGAAAAGATTTGATAAAAAGCCCAATTGCATCACCTCACATATCCAAAATACTGCTGTTCCCTGTCTGGCTGTTTGTCGTCACCTTTTAGGCAGGTATAGGCGTTCAGCAGCGATACCATGCCGTCGATTCGGCGCGTTTCGCTTAGTTTTACGGGCTGTATGCTTTGTATGCCGTTCTCGTTTAGCGTCTTTTTTCCGGTATTGATCAGGCACCAGCGTAAAATCGGATTGTTTTGATAGACCACTCCGTGAGCGTCCAACAGCGTGCCAAGTTCTTTCATCGGGTATGTCCATGTTTTCGCTCCTTGTGCGATCTTAACCATATCAAACCCTTCGCTTTCCATCTCGGGAACCCAATAGCCAGACAGCGCCCTGTCGTATCCGACCCACAGCGGCCTGATATCGTGCGCATACACCATATCTTTAAACCACTGCGTAACGGCGTGGAAATCAACCGCCTGACCCTGACAGATGGTCAGCCAACCTTGTTCGGCCCATAGCTTGTATGGCGCTTCCATTTTGCTGTTGCTGTCGACCTCATCGACGCGGACGGACGGAAGGAAGTATTTCTGCAGCACATAGTAATTATTGTCGTTCGGCTTGCAGATCAGCAGCGTCGCGCATGTAAGGTCGCGCACAGCTGAAAGGTCGCAGCCGCCTATGGCGTAACTGTGTTCAAGGAACTCCATCGGCATGACAGTTTCGTTCACGCACGAATCATACGGAAGCCACGATTCGGAATCCGTTTCCCGGATGTTGAATTCTTTGCACAGCAGGTTTTTTACAAGCCCTCTGTTTTTTTTGGCCCGTTCAACCTTTTCGCGCAGGGTGTTGATGTTCTTGATTGTGCCAATTCCGGGATTCGCTTTTATCCAGGTACTTTCATCGGTCCATTCTTCGCGCTTGTCAAGCTCGTAAACAAACGCGATAAACCGGTTGTCCCTGTACCCATCAGGCGAACCATAGCCGTCAATAACCTGCTTTGCGTAGTCATACCGCTCATCATAAAAATCTTCGCGGATTGTTCCGGCTGTCGAAGTAAGCAGTATAAGCGGCTGTTCTCTTGCCCCTACCCCGTCTACAATTATGTCGTAAAGCGGCCTGCCATTGCGCCATTGGTGGAACTCATCCATCAACGCGCCGTGAACGTTCAGGCCGTCCAACGTATCGACATCAGACGCCAGCGGCTTAAACACGCCGTCATTAAATTCGGTGTCCATCTCAGCCACGAGCGCTTTGATTCGTTTGCGCAGCGCCGGCGACTTATTCCGCATTCGCTTCGATTCAAGCCAAATGATTTTTGCTTGATCGCGTTTTGTGGCTACGGCGTAAATTTCCGGACCCGCCTCACCGTCGGCAGATAACAGGTAAAGCCCAACAGCAGAAGCGATCAGGCTCTTTCCGTTTTTCTTGGCAATAATTAAAACGGCCTCGCGGTATTTCCGCAGGCCGTCCTGATCGATAAACCCGAAAATCGTTGCAAGCATCGCTTTTTCCCACAGTTCAAGCATCACGGGCTTACCACCCATCTTGCCTTTACTATGCTTGCAATAATTTTCAATAAACTCTATGACGTGATTGGCGCGTTTATTGCTGTAAAAAAAACCGCTTGTTTCGTCGGCTAGATCCGCGACAATCTTTTTATACGTGCGCCGGATTTTATCAGACACCGGAAGCCCGGCCTGGATTTGCACCCAGTATTCAAGGATCGGATTGTAGTTATCCGGGTATTTAATCCTGCCGCCCGTCCGTGAAGTTCTCGAAGCCGTCATCGTCCTCACCGCCTCCGGCCTTTGGAATCATCCCAAGCAGCGTGTCCATAACGGCCTTGTAGTTTTTAATCATCGTGTTGTACACATCCACCTCGGAAGATTTCTTTTTCCCGGATTGGTTCTCGCCGTTCTGATATGTTTCTGTACAGCCGTTTAGATTTATATACTGCTGCAGGTCCTCCAAAGTAACCGCCATGAAAGCGGCGTTGCCTACCAGCTTCTCAGCGGTCTTCTTTGTATCTTCCGGCAAAGATGTAAAGATCGCACTAAGCTTCTTCTTTTCCTTGGCAATTCTCAGCACTTTGCCGGCCGTATCACGCGCCGACCTTTCGTCGTCCATATCTTCCTCCGTGGAAACTACACCCCTTATGCGGTGGCCTGCGTGTTCTATCGGGG